AAACTCAAGAGTTAATGACTTATTCTGAGATTCTAGTATTTTCTCCTGTTGTTCTATAATAGGGTTCAGGTGAGGAGCACGTAAGGAATAAATTTTTGAAGCTTCCTTGGTATTCAAAGCTCTAACAATTGCTGTCTCAGAATGCTTTTCTAGAAGTTTATTCGCTGTGCCTATTTGATTCCTATAATATGCTGACCATGTTTTATTTGCCCAAAATCTATAATGTAAATCTTGACCAGTAAGCTTAGCTTTGTTCTCGCATATTATCTCTGTAATATATTGAGCAGCAGATACGAGCTTACCGTTCGAGTATTTCGAAGGGTACTTATTGCTCATGTTCACCCATTTGGTTTAAAGATGTGTTTTTGATTTCTGGGATTAGCTGTATTAGTTGGTCGTGCATGATCATTTACTTCTGATGCTTCTTTAGTCATGATAGCTACACTATTATTTTTCTTTGATGATGTGTGTCTGATCATTAACTCTTTCGAAGAAGTCTTACCTACTACCTCTGAAGTGGTCTTAATTTTGTCTGATCCCTTAGTGTTGGTAGTTTTTTCTAAAATACGATCCACCGACTTGGTATCTACGTCTAGTTCTTTGGCTATTGATGCGGACTCTTGTCCTTGACTATGTAGCCACATTATTGCATATTTTTGTGTTTTAGTGATTCTAGCAGACATTATGAAACCTCTCTTTCGGCGTTATTGAGCCATGCGATATTCTTAGTGTTTAAAAAACCAACATAAAGATTAAAGGTTTTTTCATTTACTTCTTTGAACTTTATACTGTCTTTACATACTCTGTCTAAAAATGTATTAATTTTTTCTTCTCCATAGATAGATACTGGATTATAGAGTTTACCGTTATTGCTAACCCTAATATAAAATCTATGTGTATTATCAGCACGATATATCTTTTTGGCGAATACTTTGTTTGGTGTTTCGTCGTTTAGTCTACAGTTTTGTTCCGAGTCTACAACATCTTCCATCCCCTGTAAGGTATAGAATTCATTCGTAGAATCGACATTGGTCGCTGGTTTTTGTTGAAATATAAAGCTATCCATTGGTATCGTTCTTTTCTTGTGTTAATGTTTCTTCTGTTTGTTCTGATGCTGTTACTATTGCTTTTTCAAAGTGAGATATAAAAGCATCTATATACTTTTGATGATCTTGTCCACTAGGTACTGGTATATGATAAGTATAATTACTCAGCCCTGCAGAGCCTACGTTTTTGCCTTCTTCATCTTGCTCTAATACATTAATACTTAAATTTAGAGTTAACTCTAAAGGACAATCGATCAACTTAGTCTGTTCTGGAAACAAATCTAACTGATTTCTGAATTGTCTTTCATAAAAATTGTATGAGTCATCTGATAAAAGACTTTTTAGCTTATCGAGTTCTTCGTCTGTTAGTGGTTGTTTTTCCATTGTCTGTCCATTTTGTCTTAGGGTGTTTCTTCATTCTTGACATGCCGGTAGGAAGATCAGTACTAGATGCATCCTCCCTATATTCGTTGTGCTTTTGGAATAAAAACTGTTTGTGGTCATCACTCATTCTGTCTCTATTCCTATTTGCTAAATCTCCTAGGCTAGTAAGTTCACTGTCTGCTTTTTTTACAGAAGCATTTATGGTTGAAACGTCTTCGATATAACACCTATTTGTTTGTTTCGAATTACATGACGGACACTTTGGTTGTTCAATGTAGTCTTTAATGTAAAAAAACAACTCAAAAGAGCTATTGCACTTATTACACGAATATGAGTATGTTGGCATTTTATTTTATTTCTCTTTGTGCCGCATTTAACCATCTATTATTTTTGGTTTTTAAGAAAGTTAGATACTTATCAAACACGGACTGTGAAACTTCTTTAAAGTTCATATTGTTTTTACACACATTATTAATGAACTGAAAAGGTTTCTTGTCCTTAACAGACGAAGCTATCGGCACAGGATTATAAATAGTATTATTTTGTTCGGTTCTGACATAAAATCTATATTGCATTTGAGTATTTGTCATATGCTTAGATGGCTTATTCGGCATGGCCTTAGCCATAATTTTTCCATCATTTTCTTTTGTGATTCTAGGATCGCCCTGATCGTCTAAAAAGTCATGTTCGTCGATTAGTCCGTAGTATTTTGTATTGTTTTCTTGTTGTTCTGCACTGGGACTTATATGAAAAGCTCCTGATTTCATCTTAGTGAATCCTAGTTATAAAAGTATGCTTCTGGTAAAAACGGTTGCCATTCATTAGGAATATCCGATCTTATATTAAACAGTAGTCCGACCACAGGCAAGTACTTAAAATTTTTGGAAGGCTGGTACGGCAAAGTTTTAAGCGCCATATTGGCTTGAGTTGGTGTTCTGTTCGCCTTTTTCCTATTACACTCCACACATGCTGTTACAATATTAGTCCAGCATGTTGGGCTAGTATTTTTATTTTGCCATTTAGATTTAGGAATAACATGATCATAAGTTAATTGATTTGTTTCTTTTTTCTGATGACAATATTGACAGGTATAATCATCTCTAATAAAAAGATTTTTACGAGAAAAATTTACAGACTGATTATGTAGCTTTAAATATCTGTTAGTTTTTACTACTGCTGGGATTGGGTGTTTCTTATTGTTGGTTCCTACTATCCAATCGTCTTTATAAAAGTCAATAATTTCTATGGACATGGATGAGCTATGTTCATAACGAACAGACCACACCAATGCTCTCTGCCAACATATAATTCCAAGTGGAGTATAATCAGCATTTAATACAAGACATCTACTATTTTGAACTTTCATTTTCGTAGCTATCCAAACGGCCTATTATTTTTCCTATAATTGGGTGTCTAACAATATCTGAACTGTCTAATCTAGAAACACCTATGCCTTCAACACCATTGAGAGCGGTAATCATATCATAAAATCCTCCCTGCATATGTCTATGTAGGTCTGACTGACTAACGTCTCCAGTTAGTATCATTTTACTATTGTTTCCAATTCTTGTTAATAGCATCTTAAGCTGATCATAAGAAGCATTTTGGCATTCATCAGCAACAATAAAAGCATTATGAAAATTACGACCTCTCATCAAGCCTAGTGGCACTATTTCTATCTTATTATTGGTTTTTAGACTAATATATTGAGCGGTTGGTATAAAGTGATTTACTTCATCTAACAGAGGTAAAAGATATGGATGTATTTTTTCTTCTGCTGTTCCTGGTAAATACCCTATTTTTTCTCCGGATTCTACTACTGGTCTAGTAATAATAATCTTCTTGATTTTTTCGTCTAGTAGATATTCTAAAGCCATACCAATGGCGATGTGAGTTTTGCCGCTTCCGGCAACACCCTGGCAAAAAGTAATAACATTTTCGGCCGCTGTTCTAATGTATTCTTTTTGGTTTTCTGTTCTGGGCTTTAATCTATTTCTGTAAGCACTTCCTATTGTTGGGGTGAGATCTTTTGTCGCATCTAGAACCTTCTTCTTCTTAGCGTTTTTTCTATTTCTCAATTTATACCCTTTTACTACAGAGGAGAAATGTGTGCCAATTTACTATTAATATACACCGCTATCTGTAGTTATGTTATTTTATACCACTAGAGCCAAACCCATTATTTGACCTACTGGTATCTGAAAGGTCTGATACTTCTTCCATTTTAAAATTCCAGTGTTGTTCAAATATGATCTGTGCAATCCTATCTCCAATATTGACAACAAACTCTTTCTCTTTGTCTGTATTATACAGAACGATACCTAGCGGCCCTCGATAAGAACTATCCACCACACCAGCTAAAACATCTATTCCGTTTTTAACTGCCAAACCAGATCTTGGAGCTATCCTTCCATAAAAGCCATAAGGAATCTCTAAAGACAATCCGGTATTAATAAGAGCACGAGACAACGGAGGAATAATAACATTCTCTATAGATCTCAAATCAGCTCCAGCATCTGAAACATTATTTCTAGATGGTAGAGTAGCTTTAGGATCTAGTTTTTTAAAATATACTGGCATTATAGTAAGCAAGCCCCTCCTGCACAACTAATTTCTTCAATACCAGCAGTATTGTCTTCTGTTTCAGAAAGTTGTGTGTAGTCTACCTTTTTAAAGCTATCAAATAGATCACAGTAGATTTTCCAATTATAAACATCCTTCATGCAGTACGTTAGTCTCCTAGTGTCTCCATCAAAGTATTTACCAGCAAAATTTTTCATCTTGGTAGTGAACACAAGCTTATTCTCATTATCTCCATCTTTGGCTTGATTCATTGAAACATAATCACAAGCTGCCCATAGATTATTATTGAAAGCATTTAGTCCAAGCTCAATTAAACCAGAACACCATAAAGCAGCATCACCGTATTCTTTAACAATCTCTCTGCTAGTATAAACTGTGGTAAATGGGGCCTGTGGATAATCTTTATCTCCGCTTTGTGGAATCAAAGATATTCCTGCAAAATATTTTCGATTATCATAAATATACTGGGTTACAGCATGCCACTCGTCTGGTTTAACTGTGACAGTATTACTCACATTATGACTTAAATATTCTTGAGTACATAATGATCTGTTTTTACCAGATTGTACCCAATTTTTTTGAGTGTCTTTAACAATGCCAAGCATTTCTACTGCTGGAAGCTGGTTCTTTAATTTGGCCCCGTCTGGAACCTCTATTGGAAATTTAATAACCTCATCGGTATTATTGGCCGACCACGAAGACTTTTCACAGGCTTGCGGGTTTAGTTTCTTGAAGTGCTGGAAGGGTGCTTCTAAAACGTTGGCTTGTACATGCCTTATGTATCGTTTAGCATGATGTGGATGGATGCCGGAGCTTGTGCCCAACATGCTTGAAGATGTTCCTTCGGGCTTTAAACAGGTTACTCTTGCAGCCTGATTGATATTAATCTTTTGGGCCATTTTCTTATTAGTATCAACAGCAATCTTGGCCCCTTTCTTTAAGACTTCTTCAGAAAGAATTAGGTCATGCTTTTCCATAATGCCGGTCATAGATACTCCAAGCAAAGCTTCTCTTTCAAAGATTGCTTCACTGTCTTTACCGAGATACTCTAGCTTAGTAAAACCAGCCTGTAAAGTTCCTATTAGGGCTGCTGCCTTACAGCGTTCGTAAAAATCTTCTTCATCAACAATTGACGAACAATTAATGGTAGATAGATTACAACCTTGAAAGCCAGATTTGCCGTTTTGTTCGTTCACAGGATAAAGAGAGATTTCTACACAGGGATTAAAAACCATCTCTGTTGAATCGCTCCATATGAATCCTGGTTCTCCAAATTCTTTTACACTCTCCATTAGAGTAGTAAATTCTTCATAAGTTGTTTCGTTCTTGAGCAGGAGTGCTGAGTTGTTGCTTCGTGCTCTTTGGGGGTTGTCGATATACCAGTTGCCTGTTTTAGCTTTAGCCATTTCTTCGTCATCATGACTAAATAACGCTAATGAAGCACTTCGTCGAACACCACCAGATAATACCGCATCACTACTATGCATAACAATATCGTAAGCATCAATAGGACGAAGCTTCTTTTGTCCATTAGCGATACAAGTATCTAATAGAGCACGAATTTTTTCTAGACCATTAGCTAATGGCTCATATCCAGGAGCCTTGCCCACACCAGAAGCTAAAGCAGCGCCCTTTGGCCTAATATTTGAGTAGTCAAATACCACATGAGAATTTTTGTATTGCTTGAATTCATCAACAGGCTTACTAAAGTAGGAACTCAATAGAACCCCTAGAGCATTGGCCCATCCTTCGATACTGTCATCAATAACGTGCTTGACGGCTTGACCTTCTTCTACGTCGTGTTCTAATGATGGTAGTTTTGCAACGTGGTGCTTTTGAACGCTAAAGCCTGTGCCAGAACCACACAATAATAACCAAAAGCATTCTTGAAAAAATCTTGGGCGATCACAGTAGCTTGCTGTGCAATTATAAATTTTAGCGTGACGCTTTAGAATAGGGTCTCCACCGAACTGTAAAGCTCTTTGGCTACCAAGAACCTTTTTCTTATACATCATATCATAAGCCCAATCGATATCCTCTGAGATACCGAACTCATCATACTTAGTATGCATCATACTTCTTACTCTATCAACCGCCTCTTTCCAGGTTTCTCTACGGTTCTTGTCTTCTAACCAACGAGCATACTTGCTAACAAATGTATAATTCTGTAGTTCTTGAAGTGCTGACATATTATCTCCTACTTAATAGTGCTGTGAAACCTAGGGCGAGAGTGATCAAAAAATTGCCTAAAACCATATTTGGCTGATCGCCCTTGTAAAAAGAATAAATTGATACGGATAACGATAATAAAAAACAAAATACTGATGTATTCATAGTACACCACACAAGCTCTTGAGCCAAGAGAGATCTGGTGTTACTCTAGAAATTTTTATTCCACTCATTTCTACAAAAGTGTCAAATATTTTTTTAGCGTTATCATCAAATAAATGAGTCCCGTGGTCATCAATCATATAAACTGTCTGAACTCCTTCTTGCCACAAAGCCATAATACAATCATTGCAGCACTGACCTGTAACATATGCTATTCCATTGTCTGGTCGTACAACACAATTGGATAGTGCGTTTCTTTCAGAGTGAACCATCCACGGATATTTATCCGGACGATTTTTGGGTAGCTTGCTATCGTCTAATCCTCGTGGATATCCATTATATCCAACCCCTAGAATCCTATTATTTTGATCAGTTATTACGCATCCATGTTGCGTATGTATGTCATGACTTCTTTGAGAAATAACTTTCGCTAATCCCAAGAAGTAGTCCGTCCAGATTGGTCTCATTTTGTAGAGTCGATTATTTTTCTAATAGCTTTTTGTAAAATACCAAGGAAGCAATTGCTCCTGCAACTCCCATGATTATCCCTGCGGGTTGTAAGGGCGTCATGCCCAAGAGATAGGTTATTATACCTCCGCAGTACGATCCTGCAACCCCTAGAGCTACAGTTTTCCAAAAACCAAAATTTTCTTCTCCCGGTACTATGCTCTTTGCTATTGATCCAACAAACAAGCCATAAACACACCACACCATTATATTAAACATTTGCTGCCTCCACTAAAGTTACTACCTCATCATCCGTGAGAATTTCTCCTGTTTCTAACAAAGCGTTCAGTATGGTTAGAGAATATTTTTCATAATCTTCCCTACTCATCTCTCTTCTCAAAATCTTTTTGATTCTCATTTTAGTGAACCAGCCTTTTCTTGAGCTGAACTCTTTAAGTTGTTCACCATACATTGAGCATTTATCCTCTGCAGTAGATTGATCAGATAGTTTGTTCTTGTTGCATTCTTGTAGAATTCTAACACATGTTAGAACTATGCTTATGATCATCAGAATGGTGACTACAGCAAATCCATAGTTATCTTCTTTGGGTACTCTTGACTTTTCTAGAATTTTAATAGCGATGGCTTTTAGCTTTTCATTATCAGGCATTATAAAGCTCCTAATATTAGAGGATATCTATTAATACACCAATTATGAGCTAATTCCCCATTTGAGCTTTAATCCAGCCTCAATAGCTATTCTTTCGCTGTCTGTTATTGCAGAATCGTATAATAGTATTTCTCCAATATACCCATTTAAATAATTCTCCAAAGAGTATCTAGAACCAATCCTAAGGGAGGTCATATTGTTTGAACCTGAGTTTCCGCTTGCGGATAATGCTGAATTAATATAAGACTTAGAAGATGTTTTATCAAATACCATAGAACAAACAGTCCAATTATTAGTGAGTTGATTATCTGTATTCCTTAAATCTGCTCCGGCATAAACATATGGTCCTTGAACATTTAAAAAGGTTACTCTATTGGAAGTCCCATCTGTGCTTGTTGTAGAATCAAAAGCATAAGAAGAGTCATTATTCGGTCTCCATACAACAAAAGCAGTAATTCTTTGAGACATTGATATACTATTAATATCTATATAATCATTAGTTCCATCAAACAATAAAGCATCTTTATTATTAATGACTGAAGTTTTTCTTATTGGAGCATATGAAGAATTTGTTTGTGTTGCAGTATAGTTGTTGGTACTTTTATCTGTCCATTTTAATACGGAACTATCTGCTGACACCAACGACCCCCCGTCTACTGCGTCATATAGGGTACTACTATCGCTAGCATCTAACCATAGCTGTAACCCAAGAATGCTACTTGGATTAGTAATGACATTTTGGTTTTTATAAAGATATTCAGTTGGTGGAGTAAAATTAACAGTATATCGGGCTTGTCCTTTTGTTACTCTAAGATCATTCAAAAATCCGTCTAAATATTCTCCAGTAGTACCATTAGCAGAACCTATCAAAACTCCAGAGGTACTACCGTAAGTATTTGATTGAGGTATTATTGATTCCCCTTTTAATTCTCCATTTACAAATATGAATAATCTTTGACCATATCTAACTAATGCCAGATGATGCCAAGAGTTTAAAATCGGAGAGATGGTTGTTGATACTGCTGTTGTGCTATTAGCGTATAAATAATATGATTCATTATATGATTTAAAAGCGAAAGTATTTTGTTGATCAATGGAGAAAAAGTGATTATATCCGTTACCTCCATGATTATTTAAATATACCCAACATTCTATTGTGAAATCTCCCGTACCAAAATTAAAGTCCAAACTGCTTGGTATTGATAGAGTACTATTAGAAAATTGAGCACTACTGTCGTTAAATTTGCTATTAGATGTTACAATTTTAGTTCCGCCGTTAGGCGTTATGGTCTTAGGAGATAAGCTACTATCTAGGAATGTTGTACTGTTATCGGTTCCTGTCATTCTTAATAAAAGTTTAGTTTGTTCAAAATATGGGTCTTGATAAACAGATAGATTACCACCCAGAATCCAAGAGTTAGTATCGACTTTAGTTAATGAAGCTAGTCCATAATTTTTGACATATGATCCTAAAGCACTATTAACAACAACACCACTAGATGACACAATATTGAGAGAGCCCATTAGAGAATTATTTGCTATATTAATGGTGGTACCAATTGAAATTGGCTCATTATGACTTGGTACGATTAAATTAGACGCACCATTACCAACATAATTTATAACAGCTTTACCATCAGAGTAAGATAAAGTATAGTTAGAATTTTTGGTAACCATATCTTTAGACGATAACCAATCAGACAAAGAAGATATGGAAACTTTATATGTCTTACCGCTATCGCTTGCTGGCAATACATAAAAAGGATCCACCTGAGATGGAGCAGATGGTAATAGATTAAGAGTTTGTGTAGCCATTTATACTATTTCTCTGTGGAATAAGCTTGGTAGTCTTTCTAGATTCTCTCCTAATAGTTCTTTTATTCTAGCTTCAACTTGAGCTTGAGTATAGTCCCCAGCCTCGTCATACTCTGAACCTCTCCATAGTGAGAGAGGGCCTGCTAATGGATGAACTTTTGCTAAAACTAATTTTCTAGATTCATGATCCATAAGAACAACATCTAATTCGTTTAGTACTAAAGGATCACCAGAGCCTAAGTCGATTGTTACTGTATTATCTAATTTCATAATTTATTACCTATTAAAATGTGATAGAGCCTGTTGCTGTAAATTTGTATACGTTATAAGATCCGTCTGTTGTTATGATTGGAGAGCCCGTGGTTGATGAGGCAAGAACTAAAGAGCGAATGATAACAACTCCGGAACCTCCTGCTCCTCCGTTATAGTACGCTCCGGTATAACTTCCTCCACCGCCACCACCGCCAGTATTATTTACCCCATCTTGACCAGTACTATTAATAACTGCATTGCCTCCTCCACCTAAACCGCCTGCTCCAACATAGCTACCATTAACTTCTCCACCTCCACCTCCACCACCATAGTAATTTCCATACCATAGTATTCCATTACCACCCTTACCGCTACCGGGACTATTGCCGCCATCCGAACCTGCTTGTCCAGCACCACCACCACCACCGGAACAGCCACTCCAACTCCACGCCACAAAACCATTACCTCCACTATTTCCTTGACCAACAGTTCCTGATCCTCCAAATCTAAGAGGAATACCGCTGTTGGATTCGGTTACGGCGCCTCCACTACCGCTACCTCCAGATACTCCATTGCCTGCGCCGTGAGATACTCCGCCACCACCACCAATTGCTGTTAATCCAAAAGCTGTTGTATTTTCTCCGTTGGTGCCGGGAGCAGCTCCATAATCTAAAATAGTACCACCTGCTCCTATCACAATATTATAAGTGTTTGGAGAAAAAAGATTCATTTGACCGGTCAAAACTCCTCCGGCTCCTCCTCCACTCCCTGTATTTGCTCCACTACCACCACCAGCTACAATTAAATATTCTATGGGAACAGCATCAATAAAACCCCCAGTATAAGGAACTATGCCGGTAGCTGGTGTTGAATAGGTTCCTGTTCCTATGGGATTAACTGCTGCTACTTGAAAAGAATATGATTGATTTGGTTCGTCATTGATTAATCCAGTAATCATTTGAGTAATTTTAGCCATATTATGTTATTTATTTCCTATTAGAGAGTTATAGATCAAGGATAATTTGTCCAAGTAGATCCTCCGTCTCTGGAGTATCTTACAGCATACGATAATGGTAATGATTGACCGTCACTAGCTGGACTATCCCAAGTTAAATATGCTCTGCCGTCTCCAGCAACCGCTGTTAGATTATTGATTGCTGATGGGGCAGTAGCCTCTGAAACATTAGGA